TGTCTGACTTCTTATTCAGACTCATGCGGCAGTGTGCCGTATTCCTTGAATGCCTCGATTCGATGGTCGTTCGTGAGCGACTGCATCATCTGTTTGGCACTGGCATTTAACCGCAGGAGCCGTTCGCTTTGCGGTACGCCCTGACGAATCAGTTCGGCGTTGATGCTTTCCATATTTGCAAGCACGATCAATTGCTGCAGGCTTGCTTCATCCCGGATATTGCCCTTGGAGACCGGATGCGCCTGCCGCCATTCTTTTGCCGTAATTCCAAACAGCGCGACGTTCAGCACATCCGCTTCGTTGGCGTATGTATAACTCTGCCGCTGCGGCGTCACGTCCGGCGGGATCAGCATATCTTTGATCGCATCGGTATGTACCCGGTAGTTGATCTTTGCCAGCGTTCGATTGAGATTCCAGCCCAGCGCGAGACGGCTGTTCTCGTCATTTTTCAGTCGCTGATAATCCTTGATGATATACAGCTTGAATTCAGCCGAGATCCACGAAGCAAATTCAAACGCAATATCCTTTTGTGCAAATGTTCCACCATAGCGCCCCGCTTTAGAAACGATTCCGATTGCACCGGTTGCTTCGATCCATTTCTTTGGAGACATGGTAAACGCATTCGAGCCAGCCTGTGTTCTAAACCCGTCGAATTCGACGGGTTTGAAATCCGGGTTGTTGAGCTGCTCCCATAGGCCGAGGAATTCGATTGTATCACGGTTGCGCATCCAGTTTTTTATCACGTCATCCGGCGCATCGCTTTTGTACCGTGCAATATCCGTCAGTGAAATATAGTCGTTGCTATCGCCGGTAGAAAGAACCGTGATCTCCGTTCCTTTGGCATGAATACTGTCCCTGAATTTCTTTTGTGCGGGCATATATTTCTCCCCTATCTGTGCTGCTTCTAAGAATATAACCTCATATGCTATATCCATTATACTGAATACAGCAATTCTCGTCGAGAGTAAAAATGTGTCTGCGTGTATTTTTTTATAATATGCGCACCATCTGCTCATAGAGCAGAACGTACTTTTCGTCAATAATTCGGTTGTCGTGGTAATGCCCAAACAGCCAGTAGTGGAACCGGCTGCGGCATCGAATTTCCTCCAGAAAGTCCGTCAGCTTATCCGGCTTGAAATCGGCGTTGACTTTCTGCTGAATTGCTGCCGGTGCGCAGTGCGTGATGATGTAATCGACCTTCCAGTCCAGCCGCTCCAGCATCTGCCTGGCTTCGGCATATTCCTCGTCGGACGGCAGTTCTTCCTGCCACCATGAAATGTGGTTGATGCGGAACTGTCCACGATTGCGGCGTAAGCTGTCATATCGTTCGTAAAAATCCGGACTGTCCATGCCCAGAATCCCGTCCGCGATATCATGGCTCTGAGCACCTCCCATCGTGAAAAACGTGCGGCCTTGCAGCTCGAACGCCTGCCCGCGCATCAGATGGATGACATGTGGACGGATTTTATGCACCTTTCCGCCGTGCCATTGCTCCACGGGATATTCATTCAGCGCGTCGAAGTTTTCGTGATTGCCGTCTACGAACAAAACCGTAAACGGCAGGGTTTCTAGCCGGTCGAGCTGCGGATCGTCGCTCCTGTCACCGTTCCACACAAGCCCTGCATCGCCGCAGACGATCATGTAGTCGTCTTTGGTCATCTCCGCTTGCTCTGGAAAGTATTGTGGCTGGAATCGGAGAGTGTTTCCGTGAAGGTCGCCGGTTGCGTAAATCATTTTCATCGCTCCAATCGCTGTTTGATTTCCGCGCCGCCCTTGATCCGCACCAGCACCTCGTCGGCGGAGAGGACAGTCACGCGCTCCACGATCTGCCGGACAGCGTTTTCATTCCATTCTGTGATCGTTTGTGCGGTATTCTCTACGGCTTGCTCCGCCTGCTTCATGCGGGTGCTGACGCGGTCAGCATCGGTTCTGCTTTGCAGAATTGCTTCTTTCTGCTTTTTGAGCGTGGTCTGCTCGGCCAGAATTTCTGCGAACTGCGTATTGCAGGCTTCTTTATCTTCTGCATCAATGGCTTCCGCCAACAGCTGCTGGAATTGCTCGTCGAGCTGCACCAAGCGGTGTTCAATGTCGGCAAGGCTCATTGTCTGACCCTGCACCGGCAGAAGCTCTACGGAAACTGCGTTCTTGATAAGGTCGAGCAGGGCCGGTTTGTTGCTCATGACGGAGTTGATGGCTGCCAGAATTGCCGCTTGCAGCGGTTCCTCATTGATCGTCGGGGAATCGTGGCAATATTTTGTGCCGTAGTTCAGGCGGCTGGTGCAGCGCCAGACGGGATATTTTCGCCCGAGCGAGGTCCATGTGCATCGCCTGTAGAGTGTTCCGCATTCGCCGCACACGAGCCTGTCTGATAAGGCGTATTTGCTTGTATAACAGGAGCGTCCTGTCACAGCCGTTTTGGATGGGCTGCGCAGGGCGCTTCGACGCGCCATTTCTGCTTTTACTGCATTGTACTGCTCCCGGCTGACGATAGCTTCATGGTGGTCAGGCATATAGTATTGCGCCATCTGTCCAACGTTTTTGATAACCTTCTTGCTGATGACGTCTGTCCGGAATGTTTTCTGAAGCAGCACGTCGCCGCAATATTTTTCATTTGTCAGGATGCTCTTAATAGACGTCGCTGTCCATTTTGATTCTCCGAGAACCGTTTTGATCTGATTTTCTTCCAGCCAGTCTTGCAGATTTCGCAGGCTGGCACCGCTCTCATATCGCTTGTAGAGTTCGCGCACAATTTCTGCTTGCTCCGGTATGACGCGGAATTTGCCATCTGCGTCTTTTTCGTATCCATAAAGCCGATAACAGGAAATTTTGAGCGTTCCGACCTTTGCGTGCATCTGCCGGCCGCGCCGGATGTTGCCGGAGATGGATTCACTTTCGGACTGCGCCATCGCGCCGTACATGGTAATCATGAACTCGCTGTCGGGCGGCAGGGAGTTGATATTCTCTTTTTCAAACAGGACGCCAATGCCGAGCTGCCGAAGGATGCGCGTATAATTGATGCAGTCGAGCGTGTTGCGGGCAAATCGTTGGATGGACTTTGTAAGGATGAGGTCAATCTTTTTCTGCTTGCACTGACGAATCATACGGAGAAACTCGGTGCGCTTTTTTGTTGACGTGCCGGTGATACCTTCGTCTGCGAAAATGCCAGCCATCGTCCACTCTTTGTTGGACATGATCTTGTCGGTGTAATACTGGCACTGCGCCTCATAACTGCTGGCTTGTTCTTCTTCCTTGGTCGAGACACGGCAGTACGCCGCGACTCGAAGCTGCTTTGTGACCGTGGTCGTTTGCTGCAATTCCGGCTTTGGCGGAATGATAATGACGCGCGGTTTTTCGTCTGTCATACCAAATCGTCCTTTCCAATGATCTGTCCGTTTTTAAGCTGCAAGCGCACCGCCTGGCGCGTCACCAGCACGGCGGAGACTGTGCTTTGCAGCAGCGCCGCGTTGAGTTCTGCCGTGCATTCAAATGCGGTGAACAGCCGCCGCAGGCGCTCGGTTTCGTATTCTTCGTTGCCGATGTCGTCGTATTGCTCCTGCGCCAGCTTGCAGATCAGGCTTCTGGCAGCGTCCTCGTCGAGCGGTTGGGTGTTCAGGATCTCGTCCAATTCAGCCTGCGTGGTGCTGTTCGGTGCAAACTGTTTTTCAGGCTGTGTGATGCGCTCCGGCTGTTCTGCCAGCCGACTGAGCAGGTGCATGACCTGCTGCTCGATTTCCGGCGTAGACGGCTTGGAGCATACACGCTTGAGTGCTTTCTGCGCAGGTGTCCGCTCTGGCAGACGCTGCTTGGTCTGGCGCTTCTCGACGGCTGCTTCAAATGATTTTATGTCAACTAACCTCGGATAACTGTCTGCACCGGTGTACTTGGCGTTTTCCAAGATGCGGGCAACCATGTTTTTGTTCCACGACTTGCCCTCGTCGTAAGCGGGACCGGTCTTGCTCATCTGTTCTGCAATTTCTTTGAGAGATGCGCCGAGCGTATATTGCAGGAAGATGTCCTGCACGGCTTTGGCTTCCGGCTCGTTCCGGATAATCTCGCCCATGCGCATTTGATACCCAAATGGCAGCTTCCGATTTCCCATCAGCGTCTTGTCCTTTCGATTTGCTCTAGCAGCTCCAAGCCGTTTTTCAGCCGAAACCGCAGGCACTCGTTGCTGTCCACGATGATCTTTGCCACAAGCGCATCGAACAGCTCCGCATCAAAGCTGTCGAGGAAATCCGGCCCATCCTCCAGCGCGTCCATAAGATCGCGGGTACGATCCGCCAGATCGTCGCTGTCGGTGTCGAGAAGCCTTGCTTTTTCCTGTTTCAGCCTGCGGAGTTGTTCGCTGAGTTTGTTGTTTGAAGATATAAAAGTGTCAGGGTCAACGCCGCCAGCCTGTTGAAGCTGGGTTAGGAATTGAACCTGACTGAGAATATCGGATATTTTTTTGTTGAGAGAGATGACATCCTCGCTCCAGAGCATCCTGCTGTAGCGGATCTTTTGGAGATTGGAGAGCATTTGTGTGAAGATGGGGCCGCCGTGGTGTTTGAGTTTGTAATATAGACGGCAGAAAGCCTGCCCCATGATTTTTTCCTGCACAGGCGAATTAGCACATGACTTCTTATCTTTGCTATGCGTTTTACAAACCCAATAGATTATGCCGTTTTTCTCTTTTGATCTTAGTTTTCCACCACACATTCCGCAGAAACAGTACCCTCTTAAATTGCTCTGTCGCATGGTGATGGCGCATCCGTTTCGCTTTTTCCGGCACTCGCGTAATGCCTGTACCGCCTGAAATTGTGCTCTATCGATGATTGCAGGATGTGTATTTTCTACATAATATTGCGCCTTCTCACCATTATTTCTTACTTGCTTCGTCGGAAGAGTATCCGTCATGTAGAATTTCTGCAGCAGTCGATCCCCGATATATCGTTCGTTCCCCAAAATATAGGAAACTGCAGTTTTACACCAGATTTTCTTATCGCTGATTTCATGACATCCAGCGTTTAACTCAAGCACAATTTTTTCGATACTAACGCCTGACAAATAGAGGTCAAAAATTTGACGCACTATCTGGGCTTCTTCCTGATTTATCTTCATTTTCTTATCGCAAAGTTCATACCCAAATGGAACGGATGCTGTCATATAAGTTCCATCCTGCATCCGATTCTGGACGCCCCATCTGACATTGCCTGAAATCGACTCGCTGCCTTTCTGTGCCAGCGATGCCATGATTGCCGTAACCATCTCACTAGACACCTTGCTGGTGTCGATGCCCTGTTCTTCGAACTGGACGCTGACGCCAAGCTCTTTGAGTTCCCGAACGGCTGCAAGGCAGTCCTTTGTATTTCGGGCGAACCTGGAGATGCTCTTGACCAGAATGCGGTCGATTTTTCCTTTCCGGCAATCCTGCATCATGCGCTGAAAATCTTCGCGCTTTTCAACCGACGTGCCGGTGATGCCCTCATCGGCGTAAATATCGACCATTTCCCAATCCGGATTGCTGGAGATCAGTTCAGAATAGTATTGATTCTGCACGCGGTAGGAATTGAGCTGATCCTCACTGGAGGAGCTGACGCGGGCATACGCTGCGACGCGCAGCTTTCGCGCTACGATCTCATCGTGCGCTGGGATTACAATGACGCGCTGCTGTTCCAGCGCAAGATTTCCGTTGGTCTGCTTCTTTGCCATGCCGTTCACCTCCCTCTGTAGCAACACACACTACTACAATATTTTCAGAATAGCTATGAACAAAACGGAGAAAAATCAAGCGTAAAGTGTGAAATTTGCACCAAGCTCGACAGCGATCCGCCGCGCAATTTTCTTAATCTCATTCTCAGAAAAGCCGACCGCGCGAAGCGCTTTCAGGAGCTGACAGATGCCTAAAAAATCAATATTCGGATTCATTGCATTTCTCCTATGTACAAAGCGGGAACCGTATTCCATAGCGGGATACGGTTCCCGCGGTTTCTGACATTTGTGCTTCTGGCTTTATTCGTC